TGCTGTTCGCGCTAACTCCAGTCTGTATTCTTCCGCACAATCGCGTGAGCAGGCCGCTATCATATTTCGGCTTGCCGCTCAGATTGTTCGGATGTCCCCTGTGCTCCGTCATCAAATTCAAATCAAAGATGGTACCAAGGAACTCATGTGTCGTGCATGGGGTACACGATATCGAGCTCTGAGCGCAGAAGCATCCACAGCATTTGGTCTGAGCCCGGTATTCGTAGTGCATGATGAGCTCGGGCAGGTGCGTGGCCCCCGGAGCCCGATGTATGAAGCTCTAGAAACTGCGACTGGCGCTCAGGAAGAACCGCTGTCAGTTGTGATTAGTACACAAGCACCGACCGCGAACGATCTTCTCAGCATTCTAATTGATGATGCAATAGGTGGTGAAGATCCACGCGTGATCTGCAGCCTATACACTGCACCGGATGATATGGATCCATTTGATGAGGAAACAATCAAGTTAGCTAATCCGGCTTTTGGCACATTTCTAAATCCTAAAGAAGTGTTGGCCATGGCACAAGATGCTAGAAGAATGCCAGCACGTGAACCAGAGTTTAGAAATCTAGTTCTTAATCAACGTGTTGAAGCTCTCAGTCCTTATGTCGCTACGAGTGTATGGAAAGCATGTGGCACTCCAGTTAAATCTATTCAGGGGGTGACAGTCTATGCTGGTTTGGATCTTTCTGAAGTACGTGACCTCACCGCACTGGTCCTTATTGGAAATATCAATAGTGTTTGGCATGTGCATCCTACCTTCTGGTTGCCCTCTATGGGTTTAGAGAACAAAGCACGCACTGATAGGATTCCGTATGATCTATGGCGTGATCAGGGTTTTTTACGCACTACTCCCGGTAGATCTATTTCATATGAGTTTGTTGCAGCGCATCTGCGAAATGTATTTGCAGAATATAAAATTGGGAAACTGGCATTTGATAGATGGAACATGCGTCATCTACAGCCTTGGCTTTTGAAAGTAGGATTTACTGAAGATGTGATTGCAGATAAATTTGTGGACTTCGGCCAAGGCACACAATCTATGTCACCAGCATTGCGTGATTTAGAAAGCTTGCTACTGGATGGAAAGATTGCTCATGCTAATCATCCAGTACTTGGTATGTGTGCAACGAATTCAGTTGTAGAAGGCAAAGACGGATCTAATCGTAAGCTGAGTAAAGCACGGAGCTCTGGTCGTATCGATGGAATGGTGGCACTGGCGATGGCGATAGGCGTGGCACCTATGCCGCTGACTAAACCAATAGATATCGAAGCACTGATAGGATAGTTATTCACGGTGGACAGCCGGGAAACAGGTGACAGTCAACATTTTGCACTTTCCTCTTTCGGTGCCGCATCCGAGGAAAGAGCCCGGAAGCAAGTATTCAGTCTCCCAGATCGTGGTACTTGCGCTGTCTAACCGGAGGACCCGTCACGTGTGGTGCCTGCCGTAATCGTGGTCGCTGTCCATCGTAAATAACTTTGAAAGGCAGATACAATGGCGTTAGAAGTTATCAATGGTCCAATCATAAATGCAGGTGAATCGTTGAGTGCGTCGGTTGATCTCACCGGCAAACAAATTGTGCGTATCACAATGCCTGCTGGTTGGGATAATGCCAACTTGACATTTCAAATTTCAACTGATGGTCAAGGCTTCAATGATCTATTCGGTGGTGACGGTAAAGAAACTACGATGGTCGTCACCACGGGTGCAGCCGTTGTTATTGATGATACACATGCTGCGATTAAAAGAGCGGCAGCATTCGTTAAGTTTAGATCTGGCACGCGCAATTTTCCCGTTGTCCAAACTCAGCAACGTGACTTTGCTCTGGCAGTTGATACCGCATAAGGAGTCTGATCATGAAACAACGTAAAGGTGAAATGAAAATTAAGGCTCAGTTTGGCCCAGAAGACTGCCCTACTCCGGATGATAATGAAGATGAAAATGATTATTTAGATCGATGTGCTGAAGAATTATTGCAGGATATTGAAGGTGAAGTTGATGACGATGATATAACTGATGCTGAAAATGCTTGTAGTCAAGCTTGGTCTGATTATATGCAGGGTTCTATGAAACCTGTCATGCATAAGATGACAGTGAAAGCTACTGATGCTAGTACAGAATTCGTGCTATCAGATGAAACGCCAGATCGATATGGCGATGTAATTATCGCTGAAGGCTGGCAGCTTGAAAATTTCAAGAAAAATCCAATCGCATTGTTTGGTCATAATACCAGCTTTCCGATTGGTACATGGAAGAATCTCCGTGTGGAAGGTAAGGCACTCAGGGGTCACCTTGAGTTGGCACCGGCAGGAACCTCCGATCGTATTGATGAACTTCGTCGACTCGTAAAGGCAGGTATCCTTAAAGCTGTATCTGTTGGGTTTAAACCTGGAAAACATGAACCTATGGATCCAGAAGATCCCTGGAAAGGGACTAAGTATCTAGAACATGAATTGGTCGAGACTTCGCTGGTGAGCATTCCTGCAAATCCAAATGCGCTCGCCGTTGCTAAAGGTCTTGATATCTCCGAAGAAACACAACGTATGGTCTTTGCCGAGCAAGGCAGAAAAGATCATACGGTGCGTCGATCCGGTCGCGGCGGGAAAGCCCTGAGCACTCGTGTTAGGACGAAAAATATGACCCCCCTTAGCAAGCGCATCGAGGATGCGCAGAATGGGTTGAAGTCTCTTAAGGATTCTTTGATGGCGCATCTCGAGAAACTTGATGACAGTAATGTCAGCGATAAGGATCTCGAAACCAGCAACGAATTCAATGCGCAGATTACTCAGCGTCAGAAGCAACTTGAGTCGTTGCTTGAAGCTGAGCAGCATGTGGCTAAGTCAGTTGTTTCTGCTAATGGTAACGGCAAGGATGTCGTTGCTGCTCCGACTATTGTGAAGACTGGCGCTCGGCCATTTAGCTTTACACCTAAGAAAATCGAGCCTCTCGAAATTCTTGTACGCGCGGGCACGGTAGCAATGCTGGCGCACAAGATGAAGAAGAATGAGGAAGACATCCGGCAAATGATTTATCCGGATGATGAAGCGACTAAGGTATTCGTAGATTACTGTGCCAAGGCTGCGAGTGCTCCAGCGATGACTACTGTTGTCGGTTGGGCAGCTGAACTTGTAACTCAGATCAATGCCGATATGATGGAAACGCTGATGCCGAAGTCAGTGTATCCGCGGCTTGCTGGTCTTGGCTTGTCGCTATCGTTTGGCCGTGCCGGTCGTATTTCTATTCCGACACGTTCACGTACTCCCACTATTGCCGGTTCCTTCGTTGGTGAAGGCGCGCCGATTCCTGTCCGTCAGGGTGCATTCACAGCACAACTCTTGACGCCCAAGAAAATGGCGGTCATTACTACTTGGACTAAGGAAATGGATGAGAGTTCCATTCCCGCTATCGAAGGTCTGCTCCGCAGTGCTATTCAAGAAGATACTGCTGTTTCGCTTGACAGCGTGCTTCTTGATGCTGGTGCAGCCACTGTCGTACGTCCGGCTGGATTGTTGAATGGTGTTGCTGGCCTGACTCCGACTGCTGGTGGTGGATTTAACGCACTCGTTGGCGACATCAAGCAACTCGCTGGTGCAGTGATGACTTCTACGCAAGGACACATTCGTGCTCTTGCTTGGTTGATGAATCCTCAGCAGGTCATGTCTGCTGGTCTAACAGTGGCCCCGAACTCTGGTGGTTTCCCATTCAAAGATGAAATCGCACGTGGCACTCTGATGGGCTATCCGGTTATCGATTCTGGCACTGTGCCGATGGGCACTGTTGTTGCGGTCGATGCTGCGGACTTTGTCAGTGTTGGTGGTGAAGCACCTCGGTTCGAGATTTCGGATCAGGCTACTCTGCATATGGAAGATACCACTCCATTGCCGATTGCCACTGGTGCTCAGGGTTCTGGTGTTATTGCGACACCTGCTCGTTCGCTGTGGCAGACTGATAGCCTTGCGCTGCGTCTTATCCTGCCAATCAACTGGACACTCCGTCGTCCAGGAACTG